GAAGTTGGTGATCTGGTCGGACACCTTCTTCAACTCGCCGTCCACGAGGACCTTGAGCGAGGTGTCCGAGCCGTTGATCTGGAGATCCTGGTCACCCATCGGGTGCCTCCTGCATCAGGGGGTGGTGGTCACGGAGGCCCGTCAGGCCGCCTCGTTGATCTCGACGCCCTCGCCGATGGTCGCCTCGAGAACGATCTCCTCGGCCATCGAGTAGAGCTTCACGGCGAGCTGGATGACCCAGCGCCCCGCGGCGATGTTGGCGCTCGTGTTCCCGCTGAAGGCGTCGATGGAGTAGTCCTGGATGCGCTCGGCACCCTCGAGGCCCGCGAGGAAGGCGTCGATCTCGCCGATGAAGGCCGAGGTGTTCGGCCCGAGCTCCTGGTTCGACAGGTCGAGGTCCAGCGGCGTCTCGACGAAGAACACGGCCCGGTCGGCGATGGCCTCGACGATGAAGTCGGTCATGCGCCGGCGGAAGAGCTTCTCCTTGCCCGAGGTCGTGTCGGTCGTGACCGCCCGGCGGATGAAGGCCCCGCCCAGCGGGGTGGAGATGCTGATCCCGGCCACGCCGGCGTCGTTGAGCTCGTCGTAGTCGGTGCGGCTCGCGCTGGTGTCGGCGAGGGCGGAGATCCCGTTGAGGAACGGCGCTCCGCTGGCTCCCCCGGGGCTGACCTCGGGGTCGACGCTCGCGATGGCCGCGGCGACGAAGCTGTTGTTGTCGACCTCGACGGCCGCGTTGTCCGCAGCGTAGCGGTTCGCGGTCTTCACCCGCGGCCAGCAGTACACGCTCCGGTCGTCGGCGATGGAGTTGGTGGACAGGTAGGTCTTCGCGTCGGCGAGCGACTGGCCGGCCGGGCTGCACAGCACCGCCACACCCTTGTCGGTGTCGACGCCGTAGGCCTCCAGGCCCGTGTTGACGGCGTCGGCCAGGCTGGCGGGGCACTCGGCGACGAAGAGCACGTCGACGTCCACGGCCTCGCCGTAGAAGGTCCGGATGCCCACGTTGCTCGAGGAGCTGCCCACGTAGTCGCCGGCGACGGCGGCGCCGTCCGAGCCGCCCGACAGGGCCGAGCTCGCCGCCGCGGGGACGTCGGTGGCGCCCGAGGAAAGCGCGATGTCCACGAAGGGGTCGCCGGGGTCGGTCAGGGACAGGCTGCCGGTCGTGGTCGCCACGGCCTCGTAGGTCTGGCTGTAGTCGCCCACGGTGACGGTCATGTCCACCGCGTTGGCGTCGTCGGCGTTCACCGAGAACTCGACGGTGATGGAGTCACCCAGCACGCCCGGGTACTTCGCGGTGACGTCGATGGAGTCGCCAGCAGAGCCGTCCACAAACGTGTGGCTCGACTTCGCCTGGCTCGAGGCCGCGATGCGCACCACCTTCAGGCCGCCCGGGAACGTCTTGTTCAGCACCGCCTTGAGCGCGTCGTAGTCGTCCGTGGCCGCGAACTCCGGCGGGCAGAAGGTGCTGAAGAAGTCGGCGGCGGTCGAGATCGAGGTGATCTCGTTCGTCGGTCCCCACGGGAAGTCGCCGACCATGCCCACCACGTTGGTGGACCGGCCGGTCACGCGCCCCGGAGGGGTCTTCTCGAGGATGTTGACGCCGTAGCCGATGCCGGAGGTGGCCGCGATGTGCCGGATGAACGACATGGAGTGCTCCCGTCAGGAAGTGGTGGAGGAGGTCGGCTCGACGACGGTGACGCCGGCGAGCTCCGTGGAGATGTCGACGTCGACCTGCTGGAGAATGGGGTGGCTGGCCTCGACGACCACGTCCGTGAGCACGTCGAGCGTCCACGTCTGACGCCACTGCCCGCGGGGCGAGGACTGTCCGTCGTCCTCGAGGCGGGAGTCGGTCACGTGGGCCGTGATGGGCCGGCTGTAGTAGCCGGTGGACTGCAGCCACAGGCCCCGCGCGAACGGCACCTGGTTGTGCAGCGCCGCCTCGACCTGGTGGCCGTAGGCGTCCCGCTGCACGCGGTACCCGCACCACAGGTCCAGCTGCACCGTCACGCGGAGGTAGCCGACCCGGTACTGGGTGACGTACGTGCCGTCGCCCTGGTCGGCGTTGTCCACCGAGTCCGGGGCGCAGGGCTCGATGGTCGCGTTGCCGGCGGTGACCGCCAGCTCGGGCTTCGTGCCGATGTCCGACTCGAGCGCGTGCTCGGGCCAGCCACGCAGCACCTCGATGCCCACCAGCGCCTCGCCGTTGGCGTCCGTCTCGGCGGACAGGGCGGCGAGCTGCGTCGTCAGGTGGGTCACCAGGGCGTCGAGGAGCGCCGGCCGCGGGTCGATGGTCGGCACGGGCACCTCCTCGAGGCGATGTCAGCGGAGGCGCTTCAAGGCCTCGATGAGGAACTTCCGGCCGATGGGCTTCTCGAGCGAGCCCAGGATGCGCTTGGGCGGGATGCCCTTGGTCGCGATGGACTGCCGGATGGCCCAGGCCACGTCTTCGGCCTCCTCCGGCTCCACCGCGCCCTCCTGGACGAGCTTCAGCTCCACCCAGCGAAGGATGGGGCCGAAGGGCGGCGGGCGGGCGCCTGGTCGGCGGCCGTACTCGATGACGGCGGCATAGGGCGCGTCGTTGACGAGCTCGGCGCCGTCATGCGTCGGGACGTGCTTCCACGAGCGCTTGAAGTGGCCCTCGTTCTCGACGCCCATCTCGTCGGTCTTCATCACCGCCTGGGCCTCGCCCCACAGGGCGGCCTCGAGGGCGGCCTGGAGCATCAGCCGTCGGTCGGCCTGGATGCGTGCCCGGAGGGCTGCGCCGAAGGCCTTCGGGGTCACCACCACCGTCGCCATCGGGCGCCTCCAGGAGGTCTGCTGTGATGCGGTAGCTGATGCCCATGGGGCCTCCTCACCGTCAGGATCGAGGCCGCCGCAGCTCATGTTCCAGAGCCTCGGATGATGGCCGTCAGCGTCCGGGCTTTCGGGTCATCCGCCGGAGGTGGACCCTCCACTCGAAGTTGTGGCGGGGGGCCTTCTCGGGGGCCTCCACCGCGCGGTACTCGCGGGTGGTCGTGCCGTCGTCCAGCACCCAGATGACCTCCGCGTCGTCCGCGATGGCCCGGCCGGTCAGCTGGGCCTCCGTGTAGTCGCGGGAGATCTTGTCCACGAGCAGGTCGCCGTCCTCGTACACGCCCGGGGAGGCCGCCACGAGCCGCGGCGAGGGGTTCATCACCCGTGGCCGCGGCGTCAGCTCGAGGTCGGTGTCGGTGGGCGTGCCAGAGCCCGGCTCGCCACCACTCCACACGCGCGTTCGGACGGTGACCGTGTACGGGCGGAGGCCGAGGTCGACCAGCTGCTGACGAGCTGCGTCCACGCACGGCTGCAGGTCATCGCGCAGGGTCATGTCGGCCTCCTACAGCATCAGAGCTGCTTCCACGAGCCCGCGGGGAGCTCGGCGGCCAGCGTGCGAGCCGTCTCGCCCGAGAACTCGGACCGCGGGATGCGCACCTTGACCGTCTTGCCCTTCGCGTTCTTGAACTCGCGCACGACCGTGCGGAGCACCTTGATGCGGAAGGGGCCGGGAACCGGGGGCACCTCGGGAGCCGGCTCGGGCTCCGAAGCGCCTTCGGACTCGTCGGCCGCCTTGGCCTCCTCGGCCTGGTCGTCCTCGTCGTCCGTTGCGTCCTGGAGCTCGGCGAGGGCGTCCTCGTCGGGCTGGCCGTCCAGGGCGTCGATGCCCTGGTCCCGGCGGTAGTTCGCGACCGTGGCCGGCTTCACGCCCGCCATCTCGGCGATCTTCTCGTCGGGGATTTTGCCGAGCAGGTGCGCGAACGGGTCGATCTTCGAGGCCATGGTCTACCCCCTGTAGGTGGGCCCGCTCTGCGAGCCCGAGCTGAACGGCGTCCCACGTGGGGGCACGCCGAGAATGTTGCCGAGGTCGCGGACCAGGCGGCGCGCCTCCTGGCGGAGGTGCTGGACGCCGGACGCACCGGCGAACCACACGTCCTCCACGCGGGAGACGCTGGCCTGGGACCACGCGGCCTCGAGCTGCGTCTCGATGGACGCGAGCTTGGTCAGGATGTCGCCGACCAGGGTCTCGGCCTCCGAGGAGAGGGCGTCCAGCGCGCTTTCCAGCGGCGTCGGACTCCCTCTGCTGATGTCGGAGTAGCCCAGGTAGCGGCGAATCGACGCCTTCTGGGCATCCGAGAGCGCCACAGGTCACCTCGTCGTCAGGCGTGAACCAGGGTCGTCTGGGTCGGCTTCGCGAACGTCTTGCCGGGCACGCCACACGAGGCCCCATCGGGGATCCCGTCGTAGATGGTGCCCTGGGCGGCCAGGCCGCCGGCGTCGTCGAAGTCGCAGCTCGGGTCGGCCACGAACACGCCGATGACGGACTTGGTGCCGTCGAGGGCCGGGAGCTGCTCGAGCGCCCGGGCCGCGCTGGCCACGTCGTC